CATCAGTAGTTGCACCATTTTCAATCAGGCTTGCTAACGCTGGGTCTAGTTTCTTTAGTGGTCCTAAAGTGCCGTTAAACGCTTTTGATAAAGCGTCAGATACAGCCCCTAAATCTTTCCCAGTGCCTGCGGATATGTTGAGCGCCAGGCTAAGTAAGTCCTGCGCTTTAGTGACGTCGCCAGTACCACGCACCAGTTTGTCTAACGCTGGGCGTAACTCGTCATCAGATACAGCGGCCGCAATACTGGTTTTGGTAATGAACTTTTCGACGCTAGCAATCTGGGCGTCAGTCGCCCCAGTGGTGTTTCGTAGGCTGGTGGCAAGCAGTTGGGCGGCTTTGTCATCTTCCATAAACGCTTTCACAGCGTCAAATGCAACGACAGCCAAACCACCTATGGCGGCGGCGGCTGGTAATGCTGCTTTCTTAATAGCAAACTGGGCTTTTTCGCCTGTGGTTTCTAATTTCTTAAATTCCCTAATGGCTTTGTCAATGCCTTTACCGTTGAAATCGCTAATAATGGGAATGGATATTGCAGACATCAGACAACCTTAAAATTCTTGTTTACTTCAGCAATAACATCGTCAACAACCTTTTGAACGTTGGCGCTGATATCACTAATCTTTGCTTCGAATACTGGCCAGATAACACGGCTTGCACTACGCCCAAACTTGGTACTAAAAGCGGTGGCTAAAGGGTTGGCGTTAGCACGGCCTGCAATGTCAAAGATTGAAGCGGCAGGGTTTTTTTGCATAACTGAAAAGGCGGCACCTTGCTTTTTGTTATTGACTCGAAGCGAAACACCCTTCACAGCGTTAGCAGCTGTTAACGGGAAAACTTGTCTGCCTTCAGGTGACCAACGGCGTTTGGTGCCACTAGGAAAACGGGTGTTGTCATAGCTGGCTTTCATAGCGTCGGTCATTGGTTGGGCAACCATTTTCATGTTTGCCACATACGCTTTACGGTAGCCAGGCTCTACAGAGTTCAAATACTTAACGGCGTCTTTAAGGCCCAACACTTCAATAGTTGTGGTTACGCCTTCCATCATTTGCGACTTTCGTTAATGACCTTAATTACCGTTGTCAGGTCGTTAATGTCAAAGTCTACTTCAGGTGGCCAGTACCCTGTCGCCGCTAACAGTTGTGCTAAAGCGAAGCGGTAGGTACTGGCAAGGTAGGGCGGTCAGGTTCATCACTGACTACTTCAAGCACAACCAGTTTCTTAATGAAATCGTCAAGCACTACAGGCACAACAACATTGTGTTGCTGACATGCCTGGTGGGCAAGATAAGCCAAATCTTCAATGCCGATACCGTTAGACATGTCTGAAGCTTTGCGTTTGAATTTGCGTTCCCACGAAACAATCGTAAAAAGGTTTGTGCTTACTTCGACTGGGCCGTCGCCTTGGTCAACTCTAAGGGTTAATTGCATGTCGGGTTCCTTTGTGGATTGTTGGGTCAGACAATGGCGACAGTGTAAGTGCCACCCTTAAAAGTAATGTCAATTTCGGAAAGTTCACCATAAGCGGCGTCAATGACTGGCAATGCTTCTAGGAAAGTTCCAGTCAAAGTAAAAATTGGGTTGGTGGCGCTGGTGGCCGATGAAGTTGGCTTCATTGTCACGGTGGTTGCAGTGCCAACCAAACTTGCCAAAGTAGCGTAAGTCTCTGAGGCGGCGTAGCTCATCAGTAGCGTCACGGTCAATTCGTGGTCACCAAGTCCAGCTGTGAAAACTCTTGAAGTGGAACCAAAAGCGGTTGATTCGAGAGCACCATACTTGACAGTCAAAGTGGCGCTACGACACTGATTTTGCAAATCGACGGCGTTAACGGTAAGGGTCGGATTGCTGAGGTAAGTAGTTGTCGACATTTTTGGTCAGTCCTTTTTTGCTGGTGTAATAGTTTTAGCAGATTTTGGGGTTGTCTTGTCGTGAACAATGAAACCGTGGGCTAGTAACGCTTCAATGTTGATACCGTCGCCAGGCACAAATTCTTCACCTACGACACCAACTTTTTCGCTAACAATCTTGTATTTCATTTTCACCCTGTCTGTGATTGCATTTCAATGGTTAGGTCATATGCGGCAAAAGTCTGGCCACCTATTGGCAGGTAGCCAGGTCGCCCAGATTTCACTGCCACCTTCTTAGATAGAAGGCTTGCAGACATGTTTAAAACGTTGCGTAAGCCGTTCAAATCGGCGGCCCCTAAGGTGATGACCTTTACCGAAAAATTCATGGTGACGATGTTGTAGTTGAAAGAGTCAAAACTGGGGGCGTCAAGAAACACACACGGTGGGTTTATCTTTTCGGAATCGTAGACAACCCTTAAACCTGTAATGGTTGACAGGGTGGCCGCCAGGTCATCTATGGCCTCATTGAAAAGGTCTGTGTACCCTGTTTGGTCATAGACCACACCAGTTTCGTTGTAGTCGATTACATCGTCATAAACCAGTGGTGTTGTGGGGATAGTCATTAGGCCACCGCTGGGCGTGGGATACCAGCCAACTGTTTAATCAAAGGTGACAAACCTGAAACTGCAGCTGTGCCCATATCGCTGAAACTAGCGAATTGGTCAATAGCACCACGCTGGCGGTAGATACTGCCGCCCATCATGATTGTGGCTAACTCGACATCGGCGCTGGGCACTGTAGTAAGTGAATCTGTGTAAGAAGATTCTTGCCTGCGACGATAAATCAGATTGTTAGCTGCTGAAGCACACTGAGCTAAGAAAGCAGTTTCGTCTACACCAACCAAAGCCAAACCCAACCAAGTACCTATCTGTGTACCTGTCACCCAAGTGCATGTTTGGGTGTACGTCAAAGTGCCTTGTGGAATAGCGGCGCTACGTTCAAGGGTGTCTCCGACATCGTAAAACAACACCTGGTTAGGTATCGGCAAACTGTAGTCAAAGAGCAAATCGCCTTCAGTGTTTACGCCTTTGAAATAGTATTCAGGCAAACTGTAAACAACATGGTCACCATTTAAAAGGTGACCTACACCAGCAAGGGTGAAAGATTCACCAATGCCAACATCGGGTTGGGTCAAAGTTTGGACAACAGCGTAATTGTCTATTCGCTGGTGGAATATAACTTGGTAAACAGCCATGGGCGGCAAACCGCCTTTCGACTATGCCTGGGTGATTTTTTGAATCATTGAACCATTGGCCTTGAACGTACAAAAGTATCCGTGGGTAGATACTGCACGAGTCAAAGTGGTGGGCTGATCAAGCGACATAATGCCCTTCCAATCTTCGTAGATTTCAAAGCCAATGTCTTTCATGATGACCATAGTCTTGGCGGCAAAGTTGTTGTCAACGACAAGCTTCAATCCAAGTGGGCCGTTGTCGTTACGGTTGTCGCTAGAACTAAGTGACGTTGCATTACCGACGCCTACGCTGTTCATGCCAGACAAGCCACCGTTAAGGTTGGCAAACAACGTACGGCCAGTGGTATCTGCAAGTTGCATAATCAACGCATAAGTGGCTGGGTCTACAAACATGTGGGTGGGCAACATGTTGGTTGCCGCCAACGTTACAACGGCGGCGTCATAAATCGACTTGTAAAGGTCGGCGGCCGTCAAGTCCCAAACACCTGCTGAAGTTGCGGCGGTAAGCAAGTTGTCTGCAGCTTCGTTATCGGTGCCAACCATGTAGCCACCAATAAGGTCTGTGATTGTAATTTGCAAAGCCGCAGGGTCAGTGAAGTCCAATGTCTGGTAAGAAATGTTGGCGCTGTTAGCAAAAGTTTTCTTGGTGACGGTGTTGTTGGCAATCACGCCAGTCTGCGTTGCTACTGCTGCACCTTCAGTTTGTGCAGTTGCTGTTGCTTGATGGGTAGTCCACGTTGGGCGGTTAAAAGTGCTTGAAGGACTCGAAGGCATTGCCCTAGCGCCAAGTGCCGAAACGACAGGGCGCATGTAGTTAATATCCTGGAAGACAGGACCCATCGTAACCTGGGTTAAGAGGCCTGGCACCGAGGTCAGGAATTCGTCACCAGCTGCGGCGGTAACCAACGGGTCACGGTGGAAGTCACGGTAGTCCTGGAAAACTTTTTGGGCGTTAATCCAAGTGTCGCCACCTTTGTGCATGGCGGCCATGTATTCCCAAGCGTTAGGGATACGGGGCTCCTTTTTGGCTGAAGCAAAAATTGGTGAAGTGGGGATTACGACTTCAGCGGCGGCGGCTTGAATTTCCATTGGGGTTTCCTTTTCGGTTTCAGGTTCTATGACTTCTTCTTCGACTTCTTCGTCGGGTGCTGAAGCTGCTACTTGACTGATAGTAGCACCAGCAAAAGCAGGCGTGGGGACTAGCGAAAGTTCTACCCAATCGGCTGCAAAAACAATCATGTCGCCGTTGTCATCAAACTTGTAGTTAGTCGGATTGACACCAACGGAAACAGAATCTAAAACACCATCGGCGGCAAGTACTAACGCTTCGTCACCAGCTCTGGTATTACTAATTTTGGCGGTGAACATCATGCCTTCAGCGGTGTCGACTCGTTCAGTGACTAGGCCCACTGGTTGGGTTGAATCGTGGTACATAAACAGTTTCGGCATTTTGCCTGTGGTTGGTAGTGAACCAGCTGCGAAAGAAACACGGGTGCCATCTGCGACAGTCGCAAAAGTGTCGTAAGGCAAAGCGGTGCCAGTGATTGTGCGGCGTGAAGGTTCCCCTGGGGCGGCGGCGTCAATCGTGAAGTTAGACAAATTGAACTTAATCATGCAAGTGACTCCTGGGTGTTTTCTTCTGGCATATCATTTTTACCATATTCAGGCAGTGTGTAGTCCTTAAGGTATTCGTCAAAATCAAATTCACACATGGTGCCCCTGGGCAGTTGTTGCGAAAGAGCTGCCGTGATTGCTTCGGCGTACATTGACAGGCCGAAAGTCCACAGGTCTGCTTTGGCGCTTTGGCTATTGGTATAGGCGTAACTTCCCGTGGAAATTCCCAGTAAATATGGGGGGACATTGCACAACCTTGCACATTCCAATGCCTGGTAATTGCTTGCTTCAATCAACAGCATTTTGTCGGGTGTCGCATTGGTTTCGGTGTAAGTCAAAAATTCGTTGAGAGCTGCAGTCTGGTTGGTTGCTCTAGCGGCGTTAAACGCTGCAGACAAGTCTGCAAGTTCAGTTGCTGACAACGGTTCACCACCAGTTTGTTTAAGGATTCCAGCAGGGATTGCCGAAAAACTATTCCTGTACCTGGCAGATTCCAGTTGCAACGCTGTCGCTATTACTTGCTCTGACATGTAAATCATGCCTTGGGTTGGTGACAAAATTTGCACTACATCTTCAGTTGGTAACTGTTGACCATTAAAGAAAATGGCGTCGGACTTACCAAACCACACTGGGCCTGCCATATCTTCAGTTGAAATACTGCCCATTGGCAAACGGGTCGCTGAAGCCATATAACCATCGGAAGTTCTAGAAGTAATCCAAAGCATGCTTCGACCAAAGAAAAAAAGGTCATCAAAAATCCATGGAAACATAAAGTTGTTAGGCATTTTGGGGTCTAACTGTGCCAACCAAGAACGGGGCGCCAACGGCACCTGTTCCATTTCTTCACCGTTCCAAATTTCGGTATACATCTTCAATTTCATGCAAGCCAACACTGAAGCCATAAGGTCACGGCTTCGACTAATAGCGGCAACAGACATAGCCTTATTTCTTGCCTGTCCAGCCTGGTAAGCATAAAAGTTTCCTATGTTCCCCATTTGTGTTTGGGGAAAGAAACCACTACCAGCGGCGGCCGCCTTTGCAGGTGTAGGACTCACAGCTGCTTTGTTTACTTTGCTAAAAATTCCCATGTCGTTTTCCTTTGGGGGGTGTCCCTGCCCTGCCCGACGCAAGACAGGGACAAAAGCACTTTAGCGTTTGACAGGTTCACGGTGTCGTAGCAACAACAAACATTGGTTTGCCCATAGTTTTTGGGCGTGACGATTCTGCTATAGCCCAGACCATGCAACGACACAACTCGATTGGGCCAGGTGATTTCTGGGAACTAAGCACAACGTTGCCCCCACCAACCTTTGTGAGCACAGCCCTGTTGACATGTTCAGCCAAAGACAATTCCCCACGGTGCCGTACCTTGCCTTCAACAACCATCTTTTGAATTAGTCCCGAATACTTAACCAGTTCACCGTAACCAATAACGGCGCTTCGACGTTCCAAAAGTTTAGGCAAATGCAAATGTAACGCTGGGGTGATAACCAGGTTCACGGTTGTGTCTGCCATGACACGTTCTATTTCGGCCCACATATCATCTTCAGTATCAACCATGAATTCAACAGAAACATGGGCTTTGGATTCTGACACGGTTGACCTGACACCCACATATCTGCCGTCAGTTAGGTCAGTGTCTACAGCCAACACGCCACCAGGTGGCATAGGTTGGTCAGTCTTTTGTTTGTCCCAAATACCTGGTTGCAACCAAGCACCCCTAGCACTTACCCACATGTTCAAGTGGGCCCTAAGAAAACTGTCCTTTTTAGATACAGCCCTAAGCGCTTCAATGGTCACGGTTTGCCCCATCGCTGGGTTAGCCATAATCCAATTGCTTTCCAATCGGGGGTCACTGCCAGGCTTCATGGAATATTCAGCGAAATACAAACTGCCAGTTGTGCTGGTATCTATCTCACTAATTGCTTGTTCCCTGAACTGAATCATGGCGGCACTTGACTCATCACCAGCGGTAGACCACATAGACAACAACGGATTGGTTCTAGCAATCTGACTGGGCCGTAACGCTTCATCAACTACGGCCGCCGAAATGTTCCACAATTCGTCAATAACAATCAAGTCATAACTACCACCGTGAAGATTTGGTGTTGCAGCTCTGACTTCCCACGTCGACCCATCAGGCATTTTTACAGACTTACGACCCAAAGCATTAGCGGCCTTACCCCCAAATTTGTCCACAAGTATTGGGGCGATAAACCCAAAGATTGCTTCAGCCCTGTCAAGTTTGTTAGCAACCGAAAGCACAAACTGAGGCTTGCCTCGAAGGGCCGCCAGTTCAGTAATCCACCAACCAATAAGAGCTTGCAAAGCAACAGACTTACCTTGCTGTCTAGCAGTCGACACAAGAGCTTCACGAAACTGCAGATTGCCTTCACCGTCATGGGATAACTGCCCAGTCAATGAATGAGTTTGCCAGGTCATAAGTTCTAAGCCCATGTGATTGGTAGCCCAGGCAGAAACCCTTGCACCGTAACTGTGCTGGTTCAGGCCCACCGTTTCAAGTCTGGGCAAATGCTTTTCAATCCCTGCCAGTTGGGGCTGGTCGTCGCCAGTTTCCCCCAAAATGTTTGAGTAGCAAGGGGTCGGGGGCGTCTGCTTTGTGTCCAAAAAATGGTTTACAGCGGCGTTTCGTTCTTGTATTCGTAAAGCGTCTCTTTTGGCTTTGTAGGTGGCACCAGTCTGACTATTGCAACGTCGACATGCTGGCCTTAAATTGTCCATGTCATGGGTACCGCCACGGTCTACTTCAATGATGTGGTCTGCTGTGTCTGCTGGTTTGCCACAGCGGTAGCAAGGTGGGTTGTCTGATAGCAGGGTGAGTCTGTTACGCCTGTAGGTGGGGTCGTTGGTGGTGTGTTCTCTGGGCATTGTCGGGTGTATCTCCTGAGGTCAAGGGCATAGGTCAAGTGAACTAACGCCTAAGCAAGAAGGGCACTTGCTCAGTTGTTACCTTATTCCATCACAGAGTTGGGTGGTTTGTGTCCCCCACTATTTGGGCAATTAGCCGCTGGGAGCCTGTCTAGTTTTGTTCGGTGGACAACCATAGCCATTTGTGCCGTTTGGAAACGCTGTTCCCCTATATCGGTGTATAGGGGTCTACCCAGGTTCCCCTGTTTACTGCCCACCACCTACAACCGTGGCACACACATGCGACTAATGAAATTGTTTTGGGACTATATCACTTCATTGGGTGATGGTACCGTGACTCAAGTTTTACCCAGGTGCCGTTAAACATGACTTCAGCGAACTTGATGTGTGCAGCTGAGTAGAAGCTGCCGTTGATAGTCAAGTATTCGACATCATGCGAGTTTGATATAGCGATAGCAAACACAGGCACAATAAAGGTGTATTCGTGGTCCCCTGTGATGATACGCATAGGGTTAATTGGCTGGTGAAATTCAGTTGTCATGGTCGGGTCTCCTGGCTAGTCGGGTTGATATTTGGTCTAAGTCTTTGGGTCGCCATACATGGATTTCGCCGCCTGCCTCATGGATTTTGTCATGCCAGGCTTTTTGTGCCGCACTAACTCGCCCAATATCGCTTTTTAATTCGGCAAATATG